TTTAGACGGAGGGGCTAAGATTGTAGTCCAGTCTGGTGATAGACTTTATGTTAAGTCTGACACAGCAAGTTCAGTAGACGCTTGGGTATCGGTTGTCGATGCAATAAGTACATAATAGGAGAATAAATGGCATATATTGGGAATATACCCGCAGAAAAATTTACTAGCGTAGATATTCAAAATTTTACTGTTAGTGCAACTGCTAACTATACTTTGGATAGACCGGTAGCAAATGAGAACGAAATAGAATTATTTATTAATAATGTTCGTCAACATCCGGGTTCTGGAAAAGCATATACTGCATCTGGCACAGCTTTAACGCTGTCAGAAGCTACTGCTGGTACAGATACAATGTATTGTGTTTATCAAGGCAAAGCAAGACAAACAGTTACTCCGGCAACTTCAAGTGTAACAAACGCTATGTTAGCTGGTAGTATTGATTTAACTTCTAAAGTTACAGGTGCTTTACCACAAGCTAATATTGCAGACCAAGCAATTAATGAAGCAAAACTACAAATAAGTAATGCTCCAACAAACGGATATATGCTTACTGCACAATCTGGTAATACTGGTGGACTTACTTGGGCAGAAGCTCCTAGTGGAGATTTAGTGAGAATAAATGGTTCAGCAATTAGCTCAACAGTTTCAAGTGTAGATTTTCAAGGTGCATTTACAAGCACATATAAAACATATTTAATTACAATTTCTGGTGTTGTTATGAGTTCTGCCGCAGATACAAGATTAAAGTTTATGGTTGGCTCAAGCGTAATTAGTGATACTTATAAAATGGTATTTCATGGGTATAGAAATGCTGGAGACTCTAACGAGGGGCAACAATCAAGTACATCAGGTTTAATTTTACATAATTCAGCTTCAAAAGCAGACCAACCCGTGAATGGTTTTATCTATGTTTATAATCCCTTAAACACAAGTTATCATAAACATGTAAATTTTTTATTTAGTTATAAAGATAGTAACGATTATTATTTAACACAAAATGGTAGTGGTATTTGGGAAAATACGGCTGCCGCAGATGGTTTTCAAATTTTAAGAGGAAACGGCAGTCTTTATTCTGCTGGAGAAATACAAGTATATGGATTAACAAATGCCTAGATTTAAATTAGTAAATAATGAATTAGTTCAATTAACTACACAAGAAGAAACAGAAAGAGATGCTGAAGAAAAAGCATGGAATGATGCGAGTGCTGAAAGACAACTTTCTGAAATAAGAAGAATAAGAAACGAAAAACTTTTTGAAACAGATTATCTTGGAGTATCAGATAATACAATGTCTAGTGATTGGATTGCAAAAAGAAAATCTTGGAGAGATATACCACAAGATTATTCTGAAGATAAATATGATGAATTACTTGCTAGAGATGAGCAAGGTAAATTAACACATACAGTT